AAATGTGTTGATTGGCGCACTTCGTATCGTTTAGGCCAGTTAAGAAATCGTATTGGTGACATTGTCCCAAGAGAATTCGACTTTGGTTATGCGATTACATGTCACAAGGCCCAAGGTAGCCAATGGGGCAAAGTTTTGGTAATCGAAGAGGGATTCCCAAGAGATAGAATTGAGCACGCAAGATGGCTTTATACTGCTTGTACCCGGCCGGAAAATAAGTTAGTTCTTGTGCGGTGAGGATTGATTTTTATTTAAAAATATGGTATAATAATAATAGAAAAAAGTGAGAGTGAGGGAAGGACTATGAGTACTTATTTTAATTGTCATAATCATACAATGTATTCAAATATCCGCTTACTTTGACTGCATAAATCAGCCTAAAGCTCTTATTGATAAAGCAATTGAATTAGGATTAAGTGGCATCGCAATTACTGACCATGAATGTCTATCCGCACATATGGAAGCTAATCAGTATGCTAAAGAATTGCAAAAAACACATCCTGATTTTACTGTGGCTCTTGGAAATGAGATTTACCTAACTGATGATAGGTCTAGTGGGCAAAAATATTATCATTTCATTCTTATTGCTAAGGATGAACTTGGTTATATGGCTTTAAAAGAACTTAGTACAACTGCTTGGTATAATTCTTATGAAGATAGAAGAATGGAAAGAGTTCCTACTTTGAAATCTGAGTTATCTGCAGTTATGGAAAAATATAAAGGTCATGTTATTGCAACTTCCGCCTGCCTTGGCGGGGAATTGTCAACAAATGCTCTTGCTATGACATTAGCAGAAGAAGTCAATGATATGGATAATGCTCGTTATTATTACAATAATATTATTCGTTTTATTGATTTTTGTCAAGAAATTTTTGATGATGATTTTTATATTGAGTGCGCTCCTGCTAAAAGTAATGACCAAGTGAAAGCGAATCAAAAATTATGGAAAATCGCGCAAGCATATAAAATTAAAATTGTAGCTGGTACAGATGCTCATTATTTGCGGCCAGAAGATAGACCAATTCATAAAGCATATCTAAATTCTAAAGGTGGAGAAAGAGAAGTTGATTCTTTTTATGAGTATGCTCATTTAATGTCATACGATGAAGCTAGGAATCTATTAGGATATGCTTTTTGTGATGATTTGCAAATTGCAGACACTATCTTAAAGAACACACAAGAGATTAAAGATAAAATTACATTCTTTTCTCTCGAACGTAAGCAAATTATTCCAAAAGTGGAAGTAAAAGATTACCCTAAATATAATTCTTATGAATATGATTCGTTTCCAATTATTAGCGGGCTTTTAAATAGTAATAACATACAAGAAAGATATTGGATTAATGAATGTTTAATTGCGCTTAGCGATAAAGGTCTTAATGGGAAACAAGAATATATTGAACGTCTTGAAACTGAGGCTGATGTAATTAAATATATCGGTGAAAAACTTGATGACTGTCTGTTTGCATATTTTAATACTTTTAAGCATTATATTGATTTGTTCTGGGAGTGCGGTAGCATTGTTGGCCCAGGGCGTGGTTCTGCAACAGGCTTTTTATCAAATTATTTATTAGGTATTACTCAACTTGATCCTTTGCGCTGGAACCTTCCGTTCTGGAGGTTCTTGAACAAAGAACGTGCTGAGCTGCCTGATATAGATATTGATCTGGCTCCATCGAAACGTCCAGCTATCTTTGAAGCGATTCGTAGAGAGCGTGGAGAATTCGGATTAGTCCAGGTTGCTACCTTCGGTACAGAAGGAACAAAATCTGCAATTCTAACAGCTTGCCGCGGTTATAGAAGTGAAGAATATCCTGATGGTATTGATATTGATGAAGCTCAATATATGTCTTCTATGATTCCACAAGAAAGAGGATTTTTATGGTCTATTGAAGATGTTGTATATGGAAATGAAGCTAAAGACCGCAGACCAGTAACAGGCTTCATTAAAAAAGTAAATGAATATCCTGGTCTATTGGATATTATTATGTCTATTTGCGGTTTGGTAAATAAACGTGGTATTCATGCGTCTGGTGTTATTCTTTATGGAGAGAACCCATTTGAAACTGCATCTTTTATGCGTGCGCCTAATGGAGACCTAATCACTTGCTTTGATCTTCATAAAGCTGAAGCCGCAGGAGACACTAAGTATGATTTCCTTGTAACAGAAGTTTCTGATAAAATTATTAAGTGTTTTGAAATGTTACGTTCAGATAATGTAATTGAAAACATGAATTTAAGAGATGTTTATAACAAATATATTCATCCAGAAGTGATTGATACAAGTGTTCAAGGCATTTGGGATCATCTTTCTGCCGGTGATGTGCTAGATGTTTTCCAGTTCAGCGGTGGAGTTGGCCTAGCGATTGCTAAAAAGCTGAAGCCACAGAATCCTTTGGAGATGACTGCAGCGAACGCCATGATGAGACTAATGTCTGAAAAAGGCAAGGAAAGTCAACAAGATAGATATGCTCGTATTCAAAAACAAGGTATTGAAGTTTTTGATAGAGAAATGCATCAACATAATCTTCCAGAAGAAATGATTGAAAAGATGCACAAGCATTGCGATAAATATTATGGTTGTTGTCCTATCCAAGAGCAAATGATGGAAATCCTTATGGATGTTGCAGGATTCACTTTGGGTGAAGCAAATGCGGCTCGTAAGATCGTTGCGAAGAAACAAATGGCAAAAATTCCAGAATTAAAAAAGCAGGTTTATGATAAAGTAAATAATCCTATTGTTGCAGATTACCTTTGGGAAGTGGCGGTTGCACCGCAGCTAGGGTAAAATGTTTGCCCTTACACACCTAACCTATTATCATAGGGGTGAATTAATAACCCTTTTTTGGGCTAAAGTTATTAATTTGCTAACGGGGAAAGCTAAGTATTAATGAAGGGAATCATTAATATATGCCAATCCCGTGATAAATGTCTTAATGGTTCCCTTTAATAAATAAAATAAAAGGGGAATATCAAATGATTTTTTATATTTATCAATATACCAATTTAGTAAATAACAAAGTCTATGTAGGATAGACAAACAATTTTTAGAGAAGGGTAAATGAACATAAAAGTTGTTCTTTCAATCCAAAAAGTGTTAATTATGATGATATTATTCACAAAGCTATCCGTAAATATGGATTAGAGAATTTTAATATTGAAATATTAGAAGTTATTAATAACACAGATAGTTATGATTTTGTTAATGAGCGTGAAGCTTTTTGGATTAAAGAAAAAAAGTCTCTTATTACTCAATGGGGATATAACGTTTTAAATGGTGGAAAAAATTGTTGGAAATCATTTTTATCTCAAAATGATGTTAATAAAATAAAAGATTTTATTAAAGAAGGTATGCCTTATAGCGAGATCCAAAAAGCATATCCAATATCTAAAACTTTTATTTCTGACATAAATAATGGAAAAAGTTTCTTTGATGATAAAGAAATTTATCCTTTGTATTCTTATAGAATTTCAAATGATATTTATGATGCTTTAATTGAAGATCTTGTTAAACCAGAGTTAACTTTTAAATAGTTAGCAGAAAGATATAATCTAGGAGAGTCTACTATTAAAAAATTTAATTATGGTACTTTATAGCATGGTTATTATAAAGGAGAATATCCTATCAGAAAAATTACTCCACAAGAATACAAAAGGCAGTAGATTAAATATTATTTATTGAATACAGATTTATCAAAAAAAGAAATTGTTTCATTAACAAATTCATCTGATGAGACTGTTAGAAGAGTAAATATTGGTAGTATTGATAAAGATAACAATTTAAAATATCCATTAAGATAAATATTGTAGAGACTATCCTGGGTTAGACCGGGAGTAGGGTAACTATTGATACGTTACTCGAAATGGTGTGCTTATATTATTAGTATAAGTAAAAGATAGTCCAGTCCTTATAGAAATATAAGAATTACTGATGCATTTAGTCTGAACCACTCGCTTCCTTATAGCTTCGTTGGTATTCAAACCATTTATTTAGCAATGAATTTCAATCCTATCTACTGGAATACTGCTTGCTTAATTGTAAATAGTGGAGCAACTGACGAAGAAGCTGGCGCGAGTACTGACTATGGTAAAATAGCAAAAGCGATCGGGGATATACGTCAAGCAGGTATCAATGTGAGTCTTGCAGATATTAATAACTCAATGTTTGGTTTTACTCCTGATGTGGCTAATAATAGAATCATTTTTGGGTTAAAAGGATTATTAAATGTTGGTGATGATGTGGTTGCAGCAACCATTGAAAATCGTCCATATATTTCGCCAAGAGATTATCTGAATAAAGTTAAACCTGGAAAACAAGCAATGATTTCTCTTATCAAAGGCGGAGCTTTTGATAGCATGATGGATAGAAAAATGTGTATGGCTTGGTATATTTGGGAAACTTGTGATAAGAAAAAGAGAATCACTCTACAGAATATGAGTGGTCTAATTAAGCATGGTATTCTTCCAGAAAAAACAGAAGAGCAAATAATGGCTCGTAGGATTTTTGAATTTAATAGATATTTAAAAGCTGTATGTAAATCTAAGAATTTAAAGTTTAAAGATTATTATATTCTTGATGAAAGAGCATGTAACTTCTTAACTGAATTAGATTTTACTGATGAATTATCTACAATCATGGAAGTGAAAGAACCTGTTTTAAGTATTAAGATTTGGGATAATTATTATCAGAAATGGATGGATATATTTAGAAATTGGATTGCATCTGATAAAGAAGGCATCTTAAATTCTCTGAATGACAAAATCTTTTTAGAAGACTGGAATAAATATGCAAGTGGCAATATTTCTTCTTGGGAAATGGAAGCATTATGTTTTTATTACCATGACCATGAATTAATTAACGTAAATCAAAATAAATATGGTTTTGTTGATTTTTTTAGCTTGCCAGAAGACCCAATAATTGATAGAACATTTATTAAAGCTGGAAAAGAAATTAATATTTATAAGCTATATAAAATTTGCGGCACTTGTATTGCGAAGAATAAAACTAAGAGTACAGTAACTTTATTAACAACTACTGGTGTAGTTGAGGTAAAATTTAGAAAAGAACATTTTACATTATTTGACAAACAGATTTCTGTAAAACAACCTGATGGAACTAAAAAGATAATGGAAAAATCTTGGTTTAATCGTGGTAATATGATTGTTGTTATGGGAATTCGTTCTGGAGATAATTTTATTGCGAAAAAATATAAGAGTTCAGGAGATGTCCATGAATTGTATCATATAGATAAAATCTATGATAATGGCGATTTACTTTTAAAAAGCAATAGAGCTACAGGGGATGAAGAAGATGACATAGAATAATAATTATTGCGTGTATGCGCATATTAATAAAATCAATGGAAAAGCTTATATTGGTATTACAAATAGAGAGCCATAGATTAGGTGGGGAAAAAATGGGCATGGCTATCAACATCAACCAAAATTTTATTATGCAATTGAAAAATATGGATGGGATAATTTTGAGCATTTAATCTTAATAGAGAATCTTACAGAAGAAGAAGCTCTTAATTGTGAGACTGAATATATTGAAGAACTAGATGCAATAGAGAATGGATATAATATTCTCTTACATGGTATAAAATCTTGTGCGGAAAAAAGAAAGAAAAAGATTTATTGTATAACCACTAATACATTATATCCATCTATTAAAGAGGCAGCAGAAATTTGCAATACAGAAGCAACTCGTATTATAGATAATTGTAAGGGTAGGAATAGTGGTACAAAAGGACTTCAGTGGGCTTATTGGGATGAAGAAAAAAATACTTATATAGAACCAGAAAAATTTATTGTATTACCAAAAAGTAATAGTATTGAAGTTTATTGTATTGAAAAAGACATGACCTTTCCTTCTATCAATCAGGCTGCAAAATGGCTTGGTGTAGATGATAACGATTTAAGAAAAGTTATAAATGGGAAAAGGAATGGAATTAGAGGGCTTCATTTTATACGAGCAAATGAAAAAGATAGAATAAATGAAGTAATAAGCAAAAAGAATGGTAACCATAGACCTATTTATTGTGTTGAGACAAAACAAGTATTTGAAAATATGCAAGAAGCAGCAAACTCTGTCGGAGTAACCGCATAGTCCATTATGAAAAATTGCCAAGGCAAGACAAAAGCTTGTAAAGGTTACCATTTTAAATATTATGCAGATCTTTTTAAAAGTAAAGGGGAGAAGGAGGAAGATGGATAAGGTTTGTTTAGAATGCGGCAGACTTCTTGATGAAGACAAAGATTATTGGAAATATAGGAATAAAACTTCTGCTAACGTATGTAAGACTTGTATGGTTTCTCATATGAACTATTCTAATATTGAAACAATTCTTCCTTATATGAAAGAATTTGATGTTCCTTATATACCAGAACATTGGAATAGATATGTTAAAGTGGTTGATAAACGAGATAAGAAAAGTGTTTTTGGCTCTTATCTTGCTTGTATGAATTTATGTAGTTATAAAGATTTTAGATATAATGATACGAGGCTGTTAAATGAAAAAGTATAAAATTATAGCAATAATGGGAAAAGCAGGATCGGGAAAAGATACTCTTCTACATAGTTTGATAAAAGCCCATCCTGATTTCCATGAAATTATAAGTTGTACAACTAGACCTAAAAGAGAAAAAGAGATTGAGGGGATTAATTATTTTTTCTTAACTCAAGAACAGTTTTTTGAAAAGACGATTAATAATGAGATGTTAGAAATCTCTCGATTTAATAATTGGGCTTATGGAACAAGTTATAATTCTCTATCTAATGAAAAGATTAATGTTGGAGTATTTAATCCAACAGGAATCAGGAGTTTATTGGATAATCCTAATATTGATGTAGATGTCTATTATGTGCGGGCCGCAGATAAAACGCGTCTATTAAGACAACTGAATAGAGAAGAGAATCCAGATATTGAAGAGATTATTCGCCGCTATAAAGCAGATGAAAAAGATTTTAATAATCTTGACTTTTCTTATAAAGTGTTGGATAATGAGATTTATGATGACCTCTTGGCTGGTGTTGATGCGATTTTGTCCTCGCTCAAGGGTTAAAGAGTTTAAGGCCAAAAATGTTTAAACAATTTTTAGGGATTCTTATATATTATAAGAATCCCTAAAAAGAAATACAAGATTTAGTATTGGAGGTTAAATATGATTCAAATTATTAAACGAGATGGCAGCCTCGCCAATTTCGATAAAGATAAAATTATCTTAGCTATTAATAAAGCATTTATTGAAGTTGACCAAGCCCTTTATGAAACTGATACGGCAAATGACATTGCCGAAGAAATTTATAATTATATCGCTGCGGCTGATCGTAAAATCGGAGTAGAAGAAATCCAAGATATGATTGAAGAATATTTAATGCGCTCTGAAAGAAAAGATGTGGCGCGTGCATATATTCGTTATCGTTATAAGAAAGAAATTTTGCGTCAGACTAGTAAGACTTATGATGGTATTCTTGAGTTAGTTGAAATGCAGAATGATGAATTAAAAGACGAAAATTCTAATAAAAATGCCATTGTGGCATCTACACAGCGTGATTATATGGCAGGAGAAGTCTCTAAAGATATTAGTCATAGAATACTTCTTCCTTCTGCTGTTGTTAAGGCGCATGATGCCGGGGAGATCCACTTCCATGACATGGACTACTATGCGCAACATATTCCCAATTGCTGTCTCGTTAACCTGGACGACATGCTCCAGAATGGCACAGTAATTAATAAAACTCTGATTGAAAAGCCTCATAGCTTTGCTACTGCATGTAATATTGCTACACAGATTATGGCAGTTGTTGCTTCTGGCCAGTATGGAGGACAATCTATTACACTATCTCATTTGGCTCCTTTTGTTGATATTTCTCGTAAAAAGATTCGTCAAGAAGTGATCAAAGAACAAGAGATTTCTGGGTATTCTGAAAATTTTATTGAAGAATTGACCGAACGCAGAGTTAAAGAAGAAATTAGACGAGGCGTTCAGACTATTCAGTACCAGATTAATACGCTAAATACTTCGAATGGTTAGACTCCATTTGTCACGATCTTCATGTATTTAGGCGAAGTCAAAGATTC